TGCAAGCGCCTGAAGATCGGCACGCCCATGCTCGAGGGCACCAGCCGCCTGAAGGCAGGGTGGAACCGCAGCGACCAGCGGCTCTACCACGTGCCATGCGCGCACTGCGGACACGAGCAGCCGCTGGTCTGGGCGGGCCTGCAGTGGACGCCGGATGCGTCTCACTGCTGGTACGTCTGCCGCGAGTGCGGCGCAGTCATCGACGAGTTCCACAAGTCGGAGATGATCCGCCGCGGCCGCTGGGTGCCCGGCAACCCGGAGAGCAAGGTCCGCGGCTACCAGATCAACTGCCTGTACTACCCCTTCGGCATGGGTCCGCGCTGGCTGGACCTCGTGCACATGTGGCTGGCCGCGCAGAAGGATCCGGCCAAGCTCAAGACCTTCATCAACGAGCGCCTGGCGGAGACGTTCGAAGACCCCGCAATGCGCGCAGTGAAGGTGAACCTCATTGCAGATCGGGTCGAGCCGCGCCCGCTGCGCCCGGTGCCGTCCTGGGTGCTGGCCGCTACCGCCGGCATCGACACCCAGGACAACCGCCTCGCTGTGCACATCGTGGGCTGGGGCCGCGGGCTGGCCTGCTGGCCGATCGACTACGTGGAGCTGCCGGGCGACCCCGCGAACGAAGACGTCTGGCTCGCCCTCACCGAGCTGCTGCGGCGCGGGATCGACCATGAGGGCGGCGGCACGCTGTCCGTGGACGCCGCGGCGATCGACATCGGTGGACACCGTGGCGAGGCCGTGAAGGACTACGTGCGCCGGCGCCTGGTGCGCCGGCTGATCCCGGTGTTCGGCGCCGTGCGCAACAACGCGCCGGTGCTGGGCAAGGGCAAGCTGGTGGAGGTCAACTGGCGCGGCCAGTACGACAAGCGCGGGGTGCACATCCACGAGGTGGGCACTGTGGGCATCAAGCACATGCTCTACAGCAGGCTCAGCACGGATGCGGACAAGGCGCCGGAGCAGCGCCTGGTGCGCCTGAGCCACGAGCTGGACGACCGCTACCTCGGCGGCCTGGTGAGCGAGACCTACGATCCCGCCAAGAACCGATTCGTCCCTCGCCGCGGTGCGCCGCGCAATGAACCGTTGGACACCTGGGTGTACGCCTACGCTGCGGCACATCACCCGGAGCTGCGCCTGCACCGGTACACCAAGGCGGACTGGGACACCCGGGAAAAGCAACTAACCCAGCCCAAGGCGGCGGTTACCGCACCGCCATCAGCCCCGCCCGCGCACCCGCTGGCGACCCCGCCGGCGCCGTCCAGCCGCCGCCGTCCCGGCAACTTCGCCACCACCTGGTGACCCATGCACGACGACCTGATCGCCGACATCCTCGACCGCATCCGCGCCAGTTGCGCGCCCAAGGTCGCGGAGAAGATCGACCTCGCCAAGATCGAGGCGGAAGTGCGCCGCGACTGGGGCGGAGAGCGCCCGTACATCGCGAAGGAAGGCGAGGATGCCCGGCGGCGCATGTCGCAACGCGACCAGCGCATCCGCGCGCAGCACCGCCGCGGTGACCATGTGCCGCTGCTCAGCAGGCGCTGGGGCCTGAGCGAGCGGCAGATCCGGCGCATCGTCCGCGGGTAGCGGACACGGTTTGCCTTATCGATGTCCGCGCCGGCCTGAATGCTGGCGCCGACATGTCCGCCGACCCTCCCAGCCAGATCCCGGCGCAGATCACCGCAGGCGACACCGCCACGTGGAAGCGCTCGCACGCCGACTACCCCGCAAGCGCGGGGTGGTCGCTGGCCTATTACCTGGTCAGCAGTACGGCGCAGATCACGTTCAGCTCGAGCTCGGACGGAGATGACCACCGGGTGCTGGTGCCTGCAGGCACCACCGCCAACTGGGTGGCCGGTGGTTACCAGTTCCAGGAGCGCGCGGAGAAGGCCGGCGGGCTGAAGTACACGCTGGCGTCCGGGCGCATCGAGATCCTGCCGAATCTGGCAGCTGCCACGAGTGGGATCGACGCCCGCAGCCACGCCCGCAAGGTCCTGGACGTGCTCGAGGCATGGCTGGAATCGCGCGCCAACTGGGCCGCCGACTACGAGCTGGCCGGCCGCAGCGTCCGCCACATCCCAGTCCCGGAGCTTCTAGTGTTGCGTGATCGCTACCGCGCCGACGTGCGCCGCGAGGAACAAGCCGCGCGCGTGGCGCAGGGCCTGCCGGCTGGCAACCGCATCCTGGTGCGCTTCTGATGCGCTTGCCTCGCCTGCCCTCCAGCGAGCTCGCCGCCGAAATGGAGCGCATGACCGCGCCAGCGCAGGCCGCCCCAGTCGGGCGCCGCCGCTTCGACGGCGCGGTGCATGACCGCCTGACGTCCTCCTGGCTGGCCACCAACACCCTGATCGACCAGGAACTGCGCGGAGACCTGGACCGGCTGCGCGCCCGGGCGCGGGATCTGGCGCGCAACAACGAGTACATCAAGTCATGGCTGCGCGCTGTGCGCCGCAACATCGTCGGGCCTGCTGGCCCGGTGCTGCAGGCGCGGGTGAAAGAGCCCAACGGCACCCCGGACACGCTCGCCAACCAGGTGATCGAGGCAGCCTGGTTCCGCCAGATGCGCCGCGGCAACTTCGAGGTCACCGGCAAGCTGAGCGGCGTTGATTCGCTCAACGTGCTGATCACCGCTGCAGCGCGTGACGGCGAGTTGCTGTATCGCGTGGTGCGTGGCAACGGATTCGGCGAGTTCGGCTTCCAGATCCAGCCGCTAGACGTGGCCCGCATTGCCACGGCCATGAACCGCGAGCGCGCCGGCAGCACCAATGCCATCGTGATGGGCGTGGAGCAGGACGAGTACGGCCGCACGGTAGCCGTCCACTGTTACATGAGCTCCGCGCTGCATGGCGGGGTGAATCGCTCCACGGAGCGCATCCCGGCCAGCGAGATTCGCCACGCATTCATCGCCGAGGACGCCGAACAGAGCCGCGGCACGCCTTGGGCCCATGCGGCCATCAAGCGCCTGCATGACCTCAACGGTTACCGCGAGGCCGCGGTGATCGCGTCGCGCATCGGCGCGTCAAAGATGGGTTTCTTTCACAGCAAGGACGGAGACCCCAGCGGCGTCAGCGAGAAGGACGGCGACACTGGCGAGTTCATGCAGAACGTGGCGCCTGGCGAGTTCGGCGTTCTGCCGGATGGCTACGACTTCACCGCCTTCGATCCGAGCTATCCCCACCAGCAGTTCGCCGACTTCAACAAGGCAGTGCTGCGCGGCATCAGTTCCGCGCTGGGCGTGTCCTACAACACGATGGCCAACGACCTGGAGGGCGTGAACTTCAGCTCGATCCGCGCCGGCGTGCTCGATGAGCGCGAAGAGTGGATGGCACTGCAGGAGTGGTTCATCAGCTCGGTGGTGCAGCCCATCTTCGAAGAATGGCTGGAGTGGACGCTGCTGGGCGGCAAGCTGGTGATGCCCAACGGGTCCGCGCTGCCAGCGACCAAGCTGGCGAAGTTCCGCGAACACGTATGGCAGCCGCGTCGGTGGTCCTGGGTTGACCCGCTCCGTGACGTGGAGGCCTCCGTGGTGGCCATCCAGAACGGCCTGGAGAGCCCGCAGGCGATCGCCGCCAAGGCTGGCCGCGACATCGAGGACGTGGTGGACGACCTTGCCGCGTTCAACAAGCTGCTGGCCGCCAAAGGCGTGACCCTGCCCGGCGCCGCCTATTCCCCGAAGCCCGAGCCGCCGCAGCAGTAGCGGACACGGCTTGCCTTAACCATGTCCGCACGCAGTACGAGAGTGCCCGCCATGAAACGAGAGATCCCCGAACTGAAGCCCGGCGCCAAGGCCACCCGCGAGCTGACCATCCGCGAGCCGAAGGTGGACCAGGACGCGCGCACCGTCGAGCTGGCCTTCAGCTCCGAGGCGCCGGTGGAGCGCTGGTGGGGCGCGGAGATCCTTGACCACGCCAGCAGCTCGATGCGCCTGGACCGCCTGCAGAGCGGCGGCGCGCTGCTGATGGATCACGACACCCGCGACCAGGTGGGTGTCATCGAATCGGTGCAGATCGGTGCGGACCGGGTGGCCCGCGCCGTGGTGCGCTTCGGGAGAGGCGCGCGCGCCAGTGAGGTATTCCAGGACGTGATCGACGGCATCCGCCGCAACGTGTCCGTGGGCTACCTGGTGCATGCCGTCCGGCTGGAAAGCTCGGAAGGCGACAACGACGTGTACCGCGTCACCGACTGGGAGCCCTTCGAGGTCTCGCTGGTCAGCGTCCCGGCCGACCCTTCCGTCGGTGTGGGCCGCAGTGCCGATTCCCCCATTTCTACTCCCAAGCCGGAGAGCATCACCATGGACCCGAACAAAGACCCCGCCGCCGACCGTCAGGCCGGCGCCGACAGCGAGCGCAAGCGCGCCGCCGACATCATTGCCATCGCCGAGCAGTACAAGCGTTATGGCCTCGACGACCTCGCCAGCGCGGCCATCCGCGAAGGCCAGACGGTCGACCAGTTCCGCAACGCCGCGATGGAGCGCATGGCGGCCGCGCCGAAGCCGAAGGCCGAAATCGGCCTTTCGGACAAGGAGACGCGCAGCTACTCGATCCTGCGGGCAATGGCCTATCTGGCGAATCCGAACGACCGCCGGGCGCGCGAGGCCGCGGCATTCGAACTGGAGTGCTCCACCGCTGCCGCCGAGAAGCGTGGCAAGCCGAGCGCCGGCCTGCTGATCCCGATGGATGTCCTGCAGCGCGATCTGACCAAGGGCACCGCCACCGCTGGCGGCCATACCGTGGCCACCAACCTGCTGAGCGGATCGTTCATCGACCTGTTGCGCAACGCCATGGTGATCGATTCCATGGGCGCCACGATGCTGACCGGGCTGGTCGGCAACATCGCGATCCCGCGCCAGACCGGCGGCGCGACCGCGTACTGGGTGGCCGAGTCCGGCGCGCCGAGCGAATCGCAGCAGGCCTTCGACCAGGTCACCATGTCGCCGAAGACGGTGGGCGCCTACACCGACATCAGTCGGAAGCTGTTGCTGCAGTCTTCGATCGATGTCGAGGCCTTCGTGCAGGGCGATCTGGCCAAGGTCCTCGGCCTGGCGATCCAGGCCGCGGCGATCAAGGGCGGTGGCTCCAACGAGCCCACCGGCATCCTGGCCACCAGCGGCATCGGCGACGTGGCCGGCGGCACCAATGGTCTGGCGCCGACCTGGGCGCACATCGTGGATCTGGAAACGGACGTGTCTGTGGCTAACGCCGCCATCGGCACGCTGGGTTACCTGACCAATGCCAAGGTGCGCGGCAAGCTCAAGACCACCAGCAAGGTCTCCGGGCAGAACGGGTTCGTCTGGGATGACGGCAACACGCCGCTGAACGGCTACCGCGCCGGCGTCACCAACGCCGTCCCGAGCAACCTCGACAAGGGAACGAGCACTGGCGTGTGCTCCGCGATCATCTTCGGCAACTTTGCCGACCTGATCCTGGGCATGTGGGGCGGCCTGGACCTGACCGTCGACCCTTACGCCGGTGCCACGAGCGGCACCGTCCGCATCGTCGCCTTGCAGGACGTGGACGTGGCCGTGCGTCACGCCGAGTCCTTCAGCGCCATGTTGGACGCGCTCACCGCGTAATCCCTCCCTCGGGGAGATTCCCGTGCCGCGGGGCTGACAGCCGGGAAAGACCGGCACATCTTCAAGCTGGAGCGGCATCCATGCGTAGTCGCAATTTCATCGCGGTGTTCGCCCTGGCGGCTGTCGCTGCCTGCGCGCCGCTGGGCATCAAAACGGAGGCGCAGAAGATCGCGACTGCGTGCGCCACGGCTTCAGCCAGCCTGAAGGTGCTGGCGGCGGCGGCCGAGCTGGGCAAGCTCACGCCGCAGGCGCAGGGCGGGGTGATCGCGGCGGTCGGGGTCATCTCGCCGATCTGCGGCGCCGAGCAGGCGCCCACCCTAGACGACGTGAAGCGCGAGGCCTTCCTGGCTGCGATCACGGCGCTGCAGCTGGCGGCCACCCAGGCGCAGGCCGAGGTGACGCGATGAACGTGACCGCCGAGGAAATCGCCCTGCTTGGCCAGCAGTTGGCCGCGATCGCGGGCGTGTTCGACCCGACGAACGCTGCGGCCATCGCGTTGCTGGTCCAGGCCGGCACGCAGGTGAATGTCCTGATCCAGAAGATCCGCGCGCAGAACGAGGCCACGGCCCAGCGCGTGTGGGGCGAGGTTCAGACCGACTTCCGTGCCAGCGTCGCCGCCTTCGAGGCCAGCGCCGCCCGCACCAATGGAGGCAACGACAATGCGTAAGCTTGCCACCACCATCGCAGTCGCTTGGCTGCTGATCGTCGCGCTGATCTGCGCGGCTGCGTTCTCGAGCACTGCCCGGGCGGCAGACATCCCGTCGAGCGTTTCCGGCACCTACGCCGGCAGCGGCGAGACCGCGGGCTGGACATGCGAAATCCGGGCGTTCCAAGTGTTCGACGGCCTGGGAGGCAGCAGTCGGGCCCTCAGCGCGGACTGCCAGACGCCCAGCGGCAGGCGCGCCGGTGCCATCACGACGGCCAACGCGTGCGTCACGGATCAGACGCAGCCGCCGCTGGTCCGCTATGGCGATGCGTGCGGCCCGGCGCCGCTCCTGTGCACACCACCAGGCACGCCCAAGTTGAGCATCGGGAGCTATTCGCCCGCCACGACGCAGTGTGCCCTCGGCGAGATCCGGGTACGCATTACCAGCGCGGTCGATCCGGTGACCCTGCCGGGGATATCCCCGGGCCCTGAGTCCGTCATGTGCCGGACGCAGATCGTTGTGCCGACCGCACCGTATCCGGGGTGCGGTGAGCGGCCGGCGCGATTGCGGGTCCGGGTCTTCGGGCTCTGATATGGCAACCAGCGTCAGGCACATGGCCATGAAGACCGCCGCCGCGGCTGCCGTCGCGACTGCTTCCACGTCCGCGCAAGCCGCAGGAGTGTCGTCCATGAGGGTTGAGCTGATCGTGTACGCGGCGCTGGCATCTGCTGGCGCGGCCGCCGCAGAAGCGGTGCAGGCCCCGGACTTCGCGACCAAGGCGATCATGATCGTCGCGGGGACGCTGCTCGGGGCAACCACCGCAGCGTTCGCAGTGCCAAACGCGCGCCCAAAGCACCGCATCCAGCGCGGCCTGCTGAGCCTTGCCGCCGGCCCGGTGTTTGCCTACCTGGCGCTGGCGCTCTGGCCGGATAACTCCCGCTTCGATCCGCGCGAGTGGATTCTGGTGGTGTCCGCCGCCACCAGCTTCTCCGCCTGGATGCTGCTGCGGTGGATCCAGAAGCGCCGAGGCGCGCTGGAAGAGCGGCTGGACGACTTCGCCGACGGCATGGGCATGCCCAATCGTCGCGACCGCGAGGGCGGCCGGGCTGCCCCGCGCCTGATCGGCTGGCTGGTGCTGGCGGCGGGCCTGGCACACGGCATTGCTGCCTGCTTCCTGCCTGCGAAGCCGGCTGACTTCTGCGAGCGGCAGCCGGCCAGCGTGGATTCGATCATCGCCGCGCAAAAGCGTGGCGTGATGACCAAAGACGAGGTCGAGACCTTTCTCGACCTGCTCTGGCTCGCCGAGGCGAAGTGCGGAGAGTCGGACCAGGCGGCGATCGACGAGGTCAAGGCTCAGCTCGAAGACCTCGCGCGGAAGGTCGAAGCGCGATGACCCCCATCGAACAACAGGCCCGCGAGCTCGCCGGCGAGCTGATCGCCGGTGAGGAAGGCTGCCACCTGCACGCCTACCCGGATCCGCGCAGCGCGATGGGCGTGGCGCTGGGCCAGCGCGGTATCGACGAGGTAGGCCGCACGGGCCGCATCCCGCCGCAGGTGGCGCACCTGAAAGGTGATCCGTGGACCATCGGCCGCGGCGCCACGGGCGATGACATCCGGCAGGGCACCGTGTGGAGCCAGCAGCACGCGGATGCGCGCTTCATCGCGGACCTGGCCACCTACCACGACAAGGCCGAGCGCGCCTGGCCCGGCATGCTCACGCTGCACCCGGCTGCCCAGGCCGCGCTCATCAGCCTGGCCTACAACCGCGGCACCGGCATGGCGCGCGACCCGAAGGACCCGCTCGACCGTCGCCGCGAGATGCGCGACCTGCGCCCGGCGGTGGTGAGCCGCGACTACCTGCGCATGGCGGAACTGATCGAATCGATGACCCGCATCTGGGCCGGCGAGCGCATGGGCGGGCTTATCAAGCGCCGCATGCGGGAGGCGGAGTTCTGCCGCCGCGCCGCCCGTGAGACCAACCCGCGCGCGGTGATCGCATGACGCGCGCCATCGCCCTGCGTGAGGGAATCATCGAATGGAGCGCTGGCTCTGGTTCGTGCTGTTCGCTGTCTTCGGCTACTTCGCGTACGACTACGGCCGCCGCACTGAGCGCGAAGCGCCGCTGCAAGCCGAGCTGTCCGTCTACCGCGAGCGCGATGCGCTCCGCGACGAGCTGGCCCGCGAGCGCGCAGAGCGCGCCAGCATCATCGCCCGCGCGATCGCCGGCATGTCCGGCCAGCGCGCCCGCGAACTGGCGGAAGCTACGCGCACCGGTCTGGCTGGCTGCCCTGTTGAGCCTGAGCTTGACGGGGTGCGTCGGGAGCGTGATGCCGCGGCCAACGCCGCCATCGACGCCGCCTACGGTGATCGTGAGCGAGCAGATTGATTGCGCGCCCGAAGAGCTGGAGCGCTGCCCCGGCGTGCCCGACGAGACGCATACGGTAGCTGCCGACACCTGGGCCTCTCGCGCCGACTTGCGCGAGCGGCTGAAAGTCTGCGCGCTGAAGCACGCCGGTCTAAAGCGCTGCATCGAGCAGCACAACAGCGCCACCAAGCGCACCGGGGGCCGCCGATGAGCGCGGCAGATTTTTTCGCAGCGTTCCTCAGTGCCGGCGCCGACATGAAGGCGTTCTCAGGCACCTATCAGTCGCGTGATGGAGATGAGGTCGCCATCACGTTCCTGCTCGACAACGAGGCTGTCGGCGAATCTGGGGATGGGCTGACCCGCGTGGTGGTGCGTCGCTGGCAGGTGCAATTGCTCACAGAGGAACTTGAGGCCGCCGGAATGGCGGCATGCGTTGGCGATGTTGTCACTGGAAGCGATGGTCGCGCGTGGCGCCTGCGACACCTTGTCGATTCTGACCAGGACGACATCACCGTCTGGGCCGTCGCCCCCATCCCCGCGGAGGGCTCATGAGCATCACGCTGGGCGAGCGGGTCCTGGAGGCCATCGGCGCGCTGGTGCGGCAGGTGCGCACCAATGCCGGGTGGATGACGGAGGTGGGTGCGGACGTCCGCATCGCCGAGGACTCCGTTGCGGTCGACAGCAACACTCGCTGGCTGACAACGGTCAGCACGCGGGAAGAAGTGCCGCGCGTCCAGTCTGGCCGTGTGGTCCGCGCCGTGCGCCGGTTCGAGCTGGACCACGGCGTGGCTGTAGAGGCGTATGCCCGCGTCGAATCCATCCCGGCTGAACGCCTGCTGCTGCGTATGTCCTCCGATCTGCGCAAGGCACTGGCCACCGCAGACGGATCGCTCAGCGATGCAGACGGCCGCCTGGGCGTTATCGAGCTGCTGCCATCCGAGCCCATCCGGGAGCACCTCACCGGCGGCGTCATTGGCGTCCGCGCAAACATCAACGTGACACGAATCGAGGGATGGGGCGACCCATCCACCGCGCTGTAACCCACCAATCAGGAGCACGTCATGGCACTGCCTGCCGTTACCAAGAAGTCCAACTACGTCAAGGGCGGCGGCGTCCTGCGCATCGCCGAGAGGGATGCCACCGGCGCGCTCGCCTATTTCGATCCTGGCAACGCGCCGTCGATCGAGCTGGAGCGCACTGTCGAGACCAGCGAGCACCAGGAGGCGCGCTCGGGATCGTTCAACACGGACAAGGTTTTCACCGTGTCCGAGACCAACACCATCACTGTCACGCTGGAATCGATGACGCTCGAGAACTTCGCGCTGTTCATGGGCGCGGATGTGGAGGAGCAGACCATCTCTTCCGCCACCGTGACGGATGAGGAACTGCGCGGCGCCCGCCGCGGTGGATCGTGGGATCTCGGCGTGGCCTCCGGCACTCCCGAAGGCGTGCGGAAGATCACGTCCTTCACCAGCCTGGAGATCAAAGGCACCGCCCGCGCGAACAGCGCGGCGGTGGCGATCGGTGACGTGCTGACCAGCGGCGGCGTGGCCTATGTGGTCACCGAGGCCGGCACCACAGACGCCGCGCCGCCCACGTTCCCGACCAACGGCGCAACCGTTGCTGACGGTATGGCGACCATCAAGCACCTCGGCCCGGTGGTGCTGACGGTTGACGACGATTACGTGGTCAGCCTGGACCCGGCCAGCGTCGAACTGGTCGGCAGCAGCACGGCCGACGTGAACCTGGCAATCGCCCGCATGCCCAGCGGCTACAAGCTGACGCTCCTGGCGACCTACGTGCGCGCCGCTGACACCTACCAGCGCCTGATCCCGCCGGCCGCCGAGAAGGAGTACAAGGTCCGCTTCGACGGCCAGGCTGCGCAGGGCACGCCACTGTCCTTCGTCGCCAACTACTGCACCATCGTCGGCAACGGCGCGTCGCAGTGGGTCAACGCGGAAGAGCCGCAGAACTTCCAGCTGACCATCACGGCGCTCAAGCGCGACGCGGATGTGATGGCCATCCAGCCCATCGGCGCTACGACCGAGATTCCGTGGAGCTGATGAGCATGGCAGCTGCGAAGAATAAGCAGAAGGCAGCCGCGGCGCCGCCGCGGCGTGCCACCGCGGGTTCCATGGCTGCAAAAGCCGACGTGCCCCTGACGGTTGCCCAGGTGCACGCCGCACTTGCTCTGATGGAGATCGGAAACTTTGTTGAACCTGCGCGACGCGCGCGCTGGGATCTTCTGGTCCGCCTTCTGCCTTGGTACGCGCAGCGCTTTGGCGAGGACCCGTGGGTGCTTCCTGCGCGCGAAGTGATGCCGCGACTCCTTCGCGCAGCGCATGCGGAGCTGTGCCAGCCGGAGGTGTTTGGATCAGGCATCGCTGAGCTGATGCAAGCTCTCGGCGCGGCGGGCAGCTGAGCATGGTTGCGATCCTGCTCGAAGGTCATGTGCAGAAACTCATGCGCAGCGTGCTGCTGCGCTCTGAGAATTCGCAGAAGGAATTCAAGCGGGCGCGCGAATCTATTCGCCGAGCAGCGTTCACTGAATCGAAGAAGCAAGTGGCGCAGGTCTACAACCTGACGCAGGCGCGTATCGCGAAAGACCTGATTGTCCGAAACACAGATGCCGGTGTGGAAGTGCGCGGAAATCGACGCACGATCACATTCATCAGCTATGGCTGGCGCAAGTCAGCCAAGGGTCTGCGAGGAAAGATCCTGAAAGGGTCTGCGCCGCATGTCTTCACCGGGTCATTCAACGCGCGCGGACTTGCGGGTGACGTGGAGGGCGTCAATTCGCTGGCGTTTTACCGCCACGGTGAAAAGCGGCTGATGAAGAAGGGGCGATACAAGGGGAAAATTCGAGAGCCGATCAAATCACTGCATGGACCATCGGTGGCGGATGCGCTCAAGGACACCCGTGTCGGAATCCCGTTGAAGGCCAGAATCATGGCTAGGGCTGGGAAGGAGCTGCGGCGGCGCCTGCTTCGTCTTGAGGGAGCGCGCTGATGGCACGCGAAATCTTCGAGCAAGAGTATCGGCTGATTGATCGGGTCTCGCAGGGCCTGAAAGACATTGCTGGGCACGTTCGCGGTCTGAAGACAAACTTCACGGAAGTCAACCAGGCCGCCGAACTGGTCAAGACCACGCTGGCCGGGTTCAACGTAGCTTTCGGCGGCGTCACAACCTTTCAAGACTCGCTGGCGGAACTACAGGCAGTAACGCAGGCGCTGCCGGCTGACTTTGAACAGCTGAAAGAAGCAGCGGTATCGGCATCCGAGCGCACAAGGTTCTCTTCCACAGAGGCGGCGCAGGGGCTGACCGAGCTTGCCCGTGCAGGCCTGAGCGCTGAGCAGGCGATTGCGGCACTGAATCCAGTGCTGAACCTTGCACAGGGCAATAACATCTCTGTAGCGCAATCTGCAGAACTGGTCACCACGACCATCAAGCAGTTTGGCGCCTCCATGGATGAGGCGGCGCGCTTCTCCGATGTGCTCCAAGCTACCGCAGACCGCACCTCGACAAGCGTCGAGCAGATCGGCAACGCGATGAGCTATGTGGCGCCTTTGGCGCGGCAAGCAGGTGCAAGCGTTGAAGAGACCAGCGCCATCATTGGCGCGCTTGCGGATCAGGGATTCCGCGGAGAGCGCGCCGGTACAGCACTCCGCAACGTTTTCAGCGCACTGTCCGATCCCGCATCAAAGTTCAACCAAGCCCTGCGAGATGCGGGGATCGAGTCAAGGGATTTTGCGGGCGTCATCTCAGGACTCGCGACTGACTCCGATCGCGCCAAGCAAGTCTTGCTCGCGCTCGACTCCGAAGCCAGGCCGGCGATCCAGGCGCTGGTGAATAGCGGCGGCGAGGCGATCGGGCAGCTGCGGACTGAAATCGAAAGCCTTGGCGGGGCGGCTCAGCGCACGAGCGACATCATGGGCGCCACCCTCGGCGCGTCGCTTGAGATTGCCAAGAGCTCCTTGGTGAATGCGCGGAATGCATTCCTGGAGCCGCTGCTTGCGCCACTGTCACAGGAGGTCAAGGCATTCGCCGAGCAGGTCAACCTGCTGGCCAAGTCGGAAGACTTCGACGCGCTCGCGGTGGCGTTCGCGGGCGCCGTCACGAAGATGGCCAAGTCTGCGCGGGAAGAGCTGGCCACTATCGACTTCAAGGCAAAGCTCGCAGAAATGCGCGAGTTTGCTGATGGTGCGAAGGAAGAGATCGACAGCGCGGCGGAGGCCCTCGGAGAGCTGACGCGCATCCCGTTGATCGTGCAGGACACCGTCACTGCGGGATCGGCGGTACTGGTGGAGAGCTTCGCGGGTGTCGCCAATGATCTGGCGGAAATCTCCACGGCTCTGACCGGCGTCGGCGAGAACGCTGCGCTCATGTTCGATGACATTGCCGTCAGCGCCAGGGCGATCGCGGATGAGAACCTGGTGGAGCTTGAGGAGCGCCTTGGAGGCATCAAGGCGCAGACCGAAGGCACGGCGGTTGCTGCGGAAAAGACTGCCGCCGCCTTCGCGCGAGTTACTCCGGTTGTGGATGCCTTCGGCAACACACTGGAGAGCATGCTTGATAACTCGAGGCAGATCGCGCCGCTGTTCAACATGGTTGAGCAAGCGGCAATCACCGCAGCATCGGCCGAGCGAGAGCATCGCGGGGCGGTCGATCAGACCACGCGTTCCGTCAAGGATCTGCGGCAGGAGATGCAGCTGCAGATTGAGCGCATGCGAGGCGCCGAGCGTGCGTATGAGGAAGCGTTCGCTGCCGGTTCAGAAGGCGCGAACGCAGCATTTGAAGAGGTGCAGAAAGCCGGAAGGGCTATCGCTGAACTGCGCCGGCAGTTGGACGGCGCAACCGTCGATGCAGAGGAGTTGACCACTGCATTTAAGGACCTTGGCCTTACCGCCCAGGCCGACCTTGAAAACGCAGCCAAACGCGGCGCGGCGGCCTTCGACCTGATCGTCGAGGCGGCCAAGCGCAACCAGGCCACGCAAGCAGACGTGAACCGCGCTTTCGAGCAGTACGCGCGGCGGCTTGCCGAAACCGCTGAGTTTGCCGACGAGGCCACGCGACAACAGATCATCCGCCAGATCGAGCTGGCCGCGGAAGTCGGGAACGTTTCCAGCGAGCTGCGCGAGACGGCACTTGCCGGCCTTAGGGCTGGAGATGACATCGCCAAAGGTGGTGATCGAGCCGCGGAGTCTTGGAGGCGGGTTCAGGACGAGGCGCGAAAGAGCGGCGAGGAGTTCGACCGAGCCGGGGACAGGGCAGCCAGTGCTGCCGATCGCGTCGAGGAGTCCGCGCGGCGCCAAACGCAGGCGCTTCAAGACCAGCGCACACAAACGATCGAACTCAACGAGGAATGGCGCGTACTTGCCGAGTCCATCGGGGTGAATACATGGGCTTGGGACCGCGCTGCGGAGTCAGCCCAGCTTGCCACCGAGCGTATGAAGCTGCGGCGGAAAGAACTGAGGGAGACGGCGGACGCACTGGACGTTGTCATCACCAAGGAGCGCGAGCTACAGGCGGTGCAAGCGGCACCCCAGATCGGCGGCCTTGACCCCAACGCCACCGGCGCCGCCAGCGCCTCAGAGCGCGGGCGCGGCTCCACGGGCGGCCGCGGCACAACCGCCGGGCAGGCCAGCCGCGAGCCTGCGGGTGTCGTCATCAACGTGCAGGGCCTGCCGACCGACCAAGCCGGCGTGCGCGAGTGGGTCCAGCGCTTGCTGGTTCCCGAGTTGCAACGCCTCAACCAACTGAGCCGCTAACCCATGCGCTACCCGACCGGCCTGGAAAACCTGATCCGCACCGCCACGCTGGCGGCCAGCAACACGCTGGCTTCGTCTGCGTGGGAGCTGGTGTCGCGATCGGCCACCGGCGGCGGCACCGTGCAGCTGGGAGGCAGCTACACCGGCGCGGACGATGCGACGGTGGACATCGAGATCATCAGCAGCACCATCAACGGCGCGCCGCGGATCAGCACGCCCGTATATGCCGGCGTGGGCAACGGCGCCATCGTCAACATCGCGGCCGACAGCGGCATCGCTGCCCAGGTGTTCACCGTGACCGTGCTGGACGCCGGCACGCCCACGCGCCAGGCATGGGCGCCGTTCCAAAGCGTAAACCTGCGCGCCATCAATGCCGGCAGCGCGGGCAATGACCTGTCCATCCGCGTGTCGCAGGCCGGCCTGACCGCCACCGCGACCGACTACGCCGTCACCGCCGACATCCCGGCTGCGACCAGCGAGCTGATCGGCGACCAGTGGAACTTCGGCGCGCCGGTGCTGGAGCCCGAGGGCACCGTGCCCACCTCCGCGCCGCGGCTGCGCTTTGGCGATGACCCCACCGTCTACCGCCACTGGCGCACCTTCCGCGAGGGCCGCTACCGCTACCACTTCAGCCCGTCCCTGCAGCGCGCCGTGCCCGTGGGCACCCGCGTCTATGCCATCACCGGCGGCCGCACCGTCAGCGTCTACGACGGCGAAACGGAAGCGGAGACCTTCAGCGCCGTCACCACGCTCTACTCGCTGCTGTCGCAGATCGCCGCCAGCTCCGCGCTGATCGAAGTGGACGGCGTGATCGCCAACGATCGGCGCCCGGGCGGCATGGCCTGCGATGACCTCAGCGTCCACACCGCCAGCTATTCCGCGGGCAGCACCCGTGGCGGCACGCCCTACATCGAGCGCGCCCTGGTCACCCTCAGCGTGCCGGCCACCGCACCCACCGAGACCCTGCGCCTGGAGTGCATCGGCGCGCAGATCCCGGGCGCGGAGATCTGGCGCCTGAGCGGCACCGTGTCCGACGATCTGGGCACCGTGACCAGCGGCGAAAGTCTGACCGCCGGCAGCTACACCGTGACCGTGCCGGAAGAAACGGCGCCCAACACCGCGCCCGCCGGCACCCACGCAGCCTGGCTGGAACTGCTCACCCGCAACGCGCAGGCCACGCTGCCGTCCCTGTGCGTGCGCAACTTCCGCCTGGGCGCGGAAGCACAAGAGACCACCTGGACCTTTGAGTGGCAGCCGCGCCCTGGCGCTGAGTGCCCGTGTGACTCCGTACCCGTCGTCGGCGGGCCCAACCCGGACCTATTGGGGATCGAAGATGAGGAAGCCGCCGTGGCGACCCTACCCGCGACACTGAAGACACTGTACGAGCAGGTGGAGGACTGGCGGCTGCAGTCCTTGCACCTCAACTGCTACTTCACCGCGACGGATGATGATGCGTTCATCACCGCCATGGTGAATGGCATCAACGCCATCATCCAGTCCAACACGGTAGCGCCTACGGAGGCGCTAACGTCAGGCATTGCCACGCTGCTGTTCCAGCGCGCGTCTGCCATCGCCAAGTTTGAGCAAGCAGACATCGATGCGATCGAACTGGTGGCCAACATGTTTCAGCGCCACCTGTTGTTGATCTACGCGGAAAAGGGCGGCACCGGCGACCTCGACGAAGCGATCGCCGACGAATTCCAGACACAATGGGATTTCATGGTCGACAAGTTGTCGCCGCTGATGGTGGTGACCAACGACGGTGGCCTGGTGTGGAAGACCACCGCATTCTCACAGCTGACCATGCCCACGGAAGCCGCCACTGATCCACTGGCGGTGATTGAGGGCTATGTCATGCGGGCCATCCAAGGCACGCGCAACCTGACCAGTGACCTGGGCCCGCTGACGCGGATGGCTCAGGCGTGCATCGGCAAGGTCTACATCGCCGCGGACTTGCTGCGCCCTTTTGATTCAGCCACACCGACAGGGAATTCGGTGTGGCAAGATCAGGGCGGCGATCATTGGTTTGCGAGCCTGGATGGCCTGCTACCAATCCAACCCGGGTACTACTACCACAGCGCCCGGATGGAAGCTGACGGGGACGGCACGGAGCGGCCGGTGGCTACGCGCGACTTCGGCATCGGCGTGGCGATCGGCTGCCCCGAGCAACTGCGCAACGGCGACAAACTGCTCATCCGCACGACGCCCTTCGGCAACGCCCGCAGCACCTACCAGCAGGGCGATTACATCGAATGGGAGATCGTCCGCGCGGATCCGGTGGCGCTGGGCGGCGGGCAGACGGGTGACGACACGATCACGTTTGGCGTGCGCGGCTCCGTCGTCGGCGCGCTGGCCAACTACGAGCTGGTGACCACCGCGCCGGCCGGCTACGACGACGGCGGCCTCAGTTTCACCATTGAGCCCGGCGGCATCGACTTCCAGCCGGGTGACCGCTGGACATTTTCGGCCGAGGGCGGCGAGTTCCGTTGGCGCATCGATGGCGGCGGCTGGACCACCGCGGACATCGGCGCCACGGTGGCGCTGTCCAGCGGCATCACCGCCGTGTTCACCGCGGGCGCCACGCCCAGCTGGGTGACCGGCGACACCTACCAACTCACGATGCTGGCCACCTCCGGCGCCGGCCGCGCCCGCAAGCCGGACGACGAGTCCATGGAGTGGGCCACGTCCACCCAGATCGACATCACGCCGGCCGACAACGACCCGGCCGACACGCTGCTGATCGCCGCTCACAGCATCCCGTCCGATGCCGTGGTCGCACTGACCGGCAGCAACGACAACTGGGCCACCACCGCATTCAGCCAGGTGGTGCCTTGGTCCGCCGGATCGATGGCGCTGCTGTTCGACTCGACCACCTGCGCCAAGTGGCGCCTGACCGTGGACGATGCCGGCACCATCGGCTGGCTGTACCTGGGCACGCCAGAGCGGCCCATCGTCTCCGGCACCGACGACACGGTGGAGCACGGCATCTGGCGCCGCCGCATGCGCATGGCCACCGGCCAGCGCAGCCGCGCCATCGGCGGCCAGATCGCTCACACCGACTGCGACCAGGCCAGCGTGGACGCGCTGCTGGAAGCCTTTGAGTACGCGCACGAGTACGACGATTCCCGCGTCGGCGTCGTCAGCCCCGAGGGCGAGGGCGCGCTGTGCGTCGTGGACACCGACATCGACCTGGAAGACGCCTACGGATTCCAGCCGCCCACCGCCAGCCGGCGCGTGGGCTTCTCGCTCAACCTGACACCGAGGTAACACCCACATGGCCGGCACCATCCGCTGCGCAGACGCCACCCGCAACGCGATCCTTGATGCGATCGCGGCCAAGATCAATGCTGGCGCAGGCGCCGGCGTGCTCAAGGTCTACAACGGCACCATCCCCACCGATGCCAACACCGCCGTGGGCTCCCAGACGCTCCTGGCCGAGCTGACGTTCAGCGATCCGTGCGCGGCCGCAGCTTCCGGCGGCACCCTGACGTTCAGCGCCATCACCTCCGACAGCAGCGCCAACGCCACCGGCACGGCGACCTGGGCGCGCATCCTGGACAGCGATGCCAACGTCGTCATGGATGTCAGCATCGGCAGCTCCGGCTCCGTGGTGCTGACGTTCAACACGACCAGCATCGTGTCCGGCGGCCCGGTCGCCATCACCGCCTTCACGCTGACTGTCCCGACCACCTGAGATGAGCGTTACCGGCACCGGCGCCGGCTCGCTCTCCATCACCGGCGCTGGCACCGCGTTTGCCTACCCGGTGGCGACAGGAGACGGGCGGCTATCGATCAGCGGCGCCGCCACGGCGTATGCCTACGCGGCTGCCGTTGGCGCCGGCACGCTATCGATCACCGGCGACGGCACCGCCCGCGCGCACCCAGCGGGCACTGGCGCCGGCACGCTGGCCATCAGCGGCGCAGGCACGGCGGCTGGATATGCCGCAGGCACGGGTGACGGCAGGCTGTCGATCACGGGCGCCGCAACGGGTGGCCCCGTGGTCTCCGGTGTCGGCGCTGGCACGCTGTCGATCACTGGCGACGGCGGCGATACGCCACGCGGCGTTGGCGCCGGGTCGCTCTCCCTCACTGGCAATGGCGGCGGGCGCGTCCAGCCGGCGGTGCCCGGCATCTGGCTCCACATCCACACCACCCCACCGGCGCAGATCTACCAGCGCGACGCCCTGCGCGGCCGCATGGACCAGGCGCAGCCGCGCCACCGCGTGCCGTTTGAGGTATCCGCCACGCAGTCCCAGCTCGGCAGCCAGAACGATGCGTTCTCCGTGAGGCTGGACCGCCCGGCCGCCGCGCTGCGCCACCGGCTGGCCAGCCAAGGGCCGTATGGGGTGCAGGTCGACGTGATGGACGGCGGCATCGTCTCGCGCAGTGGCACCGTCACCGGCGTGGGCGTGGACGCAGACGGCGTGATCGAGCTGGACTGCCAGGGCAGCGGATGGACCACGGACCTGCCGCTGCGCACCAACGCAGACCTGGGCACCTTCCGCGCCGTCTCGCCGCTGCCGTGGCGCTACGGCCGCGCTGTCACCGGCCGCTGCGTGCGCATCAGTCAGAGCGGCACGCTGTGGCTATGGGCGGACCACGCCAGCAGCCGCATCAGCAGCGTCAGCGTGGGCGGCCAGGTGATCGGCGGCTGGACGTGGCGCAACGACACCGACGCTGGCGGCAACCCCGTGACGCTGATCCAGACCGTGGACCCGGTGGATGATGGTGCGGAGCTGACCGCCACCGGCGACGGCGCGCTCGACCCGCAGTCCGGCGGGCTGCTGACCAATCCGGCCGATGTGGTGTACGCGATCTGCCAGCGCGCCGGCCGCAGCATCGACCGCGGCGACCTGGTGCCGTTCCGTGTCGAATGCCTGGCGCGCTCGCTGGAGGTGTCCGGCAGCATCGAGGGCGGCAGCCTGCAAAGCGTGCTGGCCGGTATCGCCGAGTCCATCTACGCCGCATTCGGGCGCCAGCTGCCGGGCCTGATGCGCCTGCGGCCGCGCACCGGTGCGCAAGTGACCATCCCCGCGCGCGACACGCCTACCGCCACCGCCAGCCGGGACGGCATCGCCACGCGCCTGCGGGTGCGCTTCGCCCTCGAGGACGGCCAGCCGCGCGCATCGATCGAGGTGCGCGCCGGGAGCGTCGAGGCCCTGCGCGGCAGCACCGTCGCCGAAGTGACGCTCCCGTGGGTGCGCGATGCCCGCACCGCCGCCGATGTCGCCAGCCGCATGCTGGCCGATCGCGCCCGGCCGCGGTACGTCGTCGCCGCCGCGCAGCAGCAGCGCC